ATATAAAAATAAGATGATATATTACCACCTTTAAATCTTTGACTAGCACATATATTTAAATAATCAATAAACACAACATCTGGTTTAAATGATTTCTTTAATGCAAGTTCATTAAACAAACTTCTAAAGTGACCACTATGAGCAGACGCCGTTGGATATTCTTTAATGATTAATTGACCGTTTGTTTTGTTTTTAACTTTTAGTATTTTAGAATCATACAAGTCTTTTGGTAATGCGTGTAAATCATCAATCGTTGTATCTAATAAGTTTGCGTCAATTCTTTCAGCAATTCTTTCTTCAGCCATTTCTAAAGTAATATACAATACATTTAAACCTTGTGCTAAATAAGCACTAGCACAATGACACATAAACAAAGATTTACCGACACCTGTACCTGCAAGAGCAATATTTAAAGTCTTACTTGGCACACCGCCTTTTGTAATCTTATTGAAGTAAGATAAGTCAAATTGATATTTCTTTTCTTTAGTATGATAGAATTTAAATCTAGCGTCTGCGTCTTCTATGTAATCGTGTCCGATATGATTGTCAAAACTAACTGCTAATGCGTCAGCAAGAATACTAGGTATTGCCTCTTGCGTTCTCTTTTGATCTTTACCATCTAAAATTTTAATACCGTCTAATACTGCATTGTGAACAGCACGGTCTTTACAAAATTTTTCAGTTGTATCTAACAACCATTGTTGTTCAACTTCTTCAGCATTAAATGATGTAATTAATTCTTTTACAGACTTTAATTCTTCTTCGTTTACATCTTTACGATAACCTAATTCAATTAATAATGATTCTTTTGTAGGTAGATTTTTATACTTCTCAACAAAACTATTAATCTCTTGGAATAAAATCTTTTCTTCTCTTTTAGTAAAGTAAAGTTCTTTAATAAAAGGTAAAGTCTTACGAGTATAGTCCTCATTAAAAATGAGGTTTCGTAATATTGATATTTCTATTCTCTCGTTATTGCTGTTCAAAGATAGCGGTGCCATTGTTTACTTGATTCTCCATTATTTCAATTAGTATATCTCCAATATAATCTATAAAGTCTTGTTTGTCAATGTTGGTTTCGTGTGGATTAAAAATAATGTCGTAATCAAATTTCATAGGTAAAGTGCCATCAGGATTTTCTTCTTTAGCAAATCCTACTTTGCCGTATTTGTAGATAATACCTTTGTACTTTCCTTCTAATAACTTTATACAACTAAAGTCATCACCATCTTTTTGTACGTATGCGTATTTCTTTTTATTCTTCGTCTGATCCGTAACTGAATTTTCGTTTTGCGACTTCATCTATCTTGTCCAATACCTCTTTTGTAAAATACTTTTCTGGTTCATCATTAATATTTTTGCCAAACACTTTACTACCATCAGGCATTTCATAACGAGTAGATACTTTCTTAAAGATACCTGCCTCTTCAGCAAGTTCAATAAGACCGTAATACTTGTCTAATCCTTTTTTATAAGTTAGTTTGACATCAATTTGTGCATTTTCTTTTGTTAAACGTGATTTGTAATTTTTACAATGTATGATATTACCGACAACTTCGGTACCGTCTTTTTCTTTTCTTTTACCAAGATAGATGATTGATGAAGCGGCATACTTTAAACCACTACCACCACCCATTTCTTTTTGTGGGAACATTGAACCGATAACGTCATATGTGTGATTGGTCATTATCATTGGTATATTTGCTTTACCAAGTTTCAATGTTAATACTCTAAATGTTGATTTGACTATTTGTGATCTAGTCATATCTCTTGTTTCTTTACCAGCAGCTGTATCTTCCATTTCTTTTGTAGTAGATAACATTCCTAAACTATCTAATACAAACATCAAAGGTTTTCTTTTATCTTCTGGTTGTTCTAAATATTTGTCTATAATCTTAATTGATTGTGCTCTAAATTCTTGTACTGTTGCAACTGGCACAATTACCATTCTAGTAGAATCAACTCCTCTAGTTTCAATCATCTCTTTTGAGATGGCACTTTCTGATTCAAAGTAAATTACACCTGCGTCTTTATCTGTATCTAAAAAATGTTTACAGATACCTAACGCAAAGAAAGTTTTACCTGTTGCAGCTTCACCAGCGATTGCTGTGATTTTATTACCTGGCATACCGCCATATATTGAACCTGATAGTAACGCATTGAAAGAATACGAGCCTGTATCAATAAAACTTGTTACGTCTGCACTATCAACTCCTTCACTTACTAAACCAGCATATTCATTGCCAGTTTCTTTAATTATGTCCTTTAGAAAATTGCTCATATTCTATTATCTCCTTATCATTATAACTTATTGTGTACCATTTGATACCCATATCATAACACATTTTCTTAATATTGTCAAGTTCCGTTGCAGGAAAAGAGTGTGTCATATAGTTATTATATCTTTTATATATTGTTATCATCATCAAATGCTTTTGCCCAATCACCCTTTGCTTTTAATACAACTGGTTTACCTTTTTTAGGTTTTTCATATCCATACTGTGGCATATGTGCAGGACCCTCATCTTCAAATCGTAAACTAGGTTCTTCGGGTACCCAACCTTTTCTAGGTTCTTCGTAATCGTCAGGTTTTACTCTAGTCCATAATAAATCTTTCATTTCTTTTAAATCAACCATACCATATTCATTATAAACTCTACCTTCAAACGTGTCTGCCATATTATGTACTACTTCTTTATTGTATTGTACCTTACGTTGATAATCCCAATACTCTTTTAAATCTTTATACGATTCTTTAGTGATAGCCATAGACATATTTATTCAAAAAAACTATCAAGTGTTCCTTTACGTGCCGACTTAAACAAGTCAACATTTTTATCTTTAGCAAAACACCAGACGTTTTCTATAAATGTCTTATTCATAAACTCTTGTTTGGCTTGTTCACTTTCAAATAACTTATCTGATTTAGGTCTTTGCATAATTCTCATTCCTATTTGACCTAAAAAATTATCTTTTAACATATCAACAACTTCATCACAACTTCTATATCGTTTACCTTTTACTGTTGGATCCATAATATTAATTATAGTAAACTTTGATCTTTCAAAACATTTTTTTGAAACAGGTAAAAAGAAATCATCACGCCATTTATTGTATTCATTAAATTTAAACCACGATTGATTTTCTTCTTTTTCACCACCTTTATTATATTCTTCAGTAGAAAAATATGGTGGACTTGTAAATGAACAATCAATATCTTTTATTTCATCCCAAGGTAAATCTTCAGCACCTGTATTGTAGATAGTAACTTTTTTAGGTTTAGTTAAGAAACTATTATACATTTCTATTTGTTTCATATATTGTTTATATGTGTTAGGGTTTGGATCACAACCAATATATTCTTCAGCGTCTGAAGCAAAGAAACCTGCAAGTCTATCACCCCAACCACAAGAAGTATCTAATACTCTTTTTGCATTTGTTAATTGATAGATTGTTTTTGCAACATTAGGTTTAAACTGTGTGGCAATATATGTACCTAATCTAAACGCACTCATATAACTTGCTTCTGTTAATGCACCACCTCTTAATTCTTCTTTACCTTCTACAATAACTTTTTTCATACCGTTAATACCACGCCAGATAGGTCCTAAACAACGCCATATATCTTTTGATGTACCATTGTACCATACGTCTAAAGGTGCTTTAAAACTATAACTTGAACAGTTTAATCTTAACTCTTGGTGAAAATAATTAGATACGTTATTATAAGTTGATGGTGCGGCTATAATACCTAGACCATAATCTTTATAATTGTATTTGTAATCATCATACTTTTCCATAACATTATTATCGTTAAGTTTACAATATTGTGTTATATCTTGTTTTTGTAAATCGTAAAATGATTCTCTTACATCATCTAAAGTAATTTTCTTTAGTGGAAATACAGGTCTGTTTTTTTCTATGTAGTCTGCTAAATCTAATCTAAACTGTTCTTTGCCTATATCGTTTGTATATCGTTCAAACGTTTGTTGGTCCATAATAGGCAAACCGTTTTCGTCAGCATACTTCTTTAAATAATCACTCATTATTCCACATCCATAACATTAAAAGT